GGGGAGGATATTACGTTAGAGACAGTAGCATCCCCAGCTACTATTGTATCCCCCGCAGGAAGCTCCTGCTTTTGTCCTGCTACTATGACAAGGGGTTTACGAATAGCCATGATTTAGGCCAACAGGGTAGAGTCGGAGATACTGATCTCAAGCTCGGTAGTAGAGATTGCGGTTCCCACTTTGACAACATAGCTACCCGATGCAGTCGGTGCAGTGGCTGTGATTAGCCCCGCTGTGCCAGATAGGAAGTACGTTGTACCCGCTGCCAAACCCCCCGTGGTTCCAGCTACTGCATCCCACTCGCCAGTAGTTCCTGACAGGATACCATCTGTCTGAATGAGGCCAGCAGCAGCCGAAGCAATTGCATCTTGTGCAAAGCCTATGATTCGTGCCGTGGCGCTAGCGCTGGCAGATGCTTTATTACAGGCACTAGCCGCAGATACATAGACAGGGGTTAACGCGACAAGCGTGGCTGCCGCCGTGAGGGATACTACATCGACCTCAGAAGCAGCAGCAGACAGCGTGTCTCCTGCGGGGAGTTCTTGGCGTTGGCCGTTGATAATAACTAAAGGCTTACGAACTGCCATGATGATTCTCCTATGAAAGTAAGATTGAGTCTTCGATATTTACTAAAAGCAGGTCAGGTCTAATAGCCTGGCCTACGCATACTACATACCCTGCAACCGGAGGTGTATTCTGTATCACTAAATTCCCCAGAAAATAGGGAGTTCCTACCGATAAACCAGACAATACTACAGAACCAAATGTTCTACCTTCGCAGATAAGCCCTAATGCTGTCGTAGCTGTGGCGATAGCGACTACCCTAAAGTTTGCAATATTGTCTGCTACATAGAACTTATTGGCTGATACATACAAAGGATCACCAATAGTTATATTTTCCCCAGCCTCTAAGGACATGGATGTAGTAAGCCCTTCGTGCGCCAATATAAGCGAGGCGGCTACTCCGGCATTTTCTTTCCCAGCCAGCTCCTCTGGGGTTGTATATCTCTGAGAAATAGCACGAACCTTAGGAAAAAGCATTTTCTTAATCCTCTAAGGCCAGGTCTTTACGAAGAGCCTTAAACAGGTCTAAGCCAGAAATCTCGTACTTACGAGCAGAGGCATCATCTCCTATGGTTGTAAATACATAAGCAGAAGCTAGGTCAATAATGGCGTAAGGAATCTGGTCTAGCATCCAGTGATTCATGTTAGTAACAGAATCCAAGGGAGTAGGATAGGTAAGATACCCTACTTCTAGGATTGCTGTAAGTTCTGCTAGGACATAGGTCATTGAGGTTCCAGCTACATAATAGCTATTAGGCTGGATGTTATTCTTGGGGGTGAATATCTTAGATTCATGTACTTTGTTAAGGTAATAGCGCTGTGCAGTTGGCTTAACATAAGTGAACTTCCTGAAGCGGGTCAGAGGAGCTATGGAAATAGTATCTCCATACAGAGTAGGGTCAATTGCAAGGGAGGACTCTACTAGATCTGCACGGAAATTCCCTAAGAAAGTACAATAAGAAACAGCCTTGTTTATGGCAAGGGCTGCATCAACTGCCTTATCTGGGCGGGAAGTTATCCTAAGGACATGAGCTAGTACTTCAGAGAAGTTCATTTATATCACCTACTTATTTAACCAACCGTAGATTGCCGATACTCTCGAAGTAGGCACACAGCTCTTTCTCTTCTGCGGTAACAGGGACAAAGTAGCCATTAGTGGTCTTGAGAGGGTTGCCTGCGGCATTGAAGATCTTCTGGCCTCGGATGTTCTTGTACATCCCTGGCTTAGGCTGGAATACGGCGGGCTTAGGTTGCTGGACTTCTTGCGTCATGGTAATTCTCCTAAAAGAGGTGGATACTCTTTCCCACTAAAGGGGGCTGGAGGAGCGGCCAGCAGAGTATCCGAAAGATTTAGCTCCGAGCAGCTTATGCAGCTGCGGTCAAACCTTCGATCAAAGCACAGGAGTAGGGGTTAACCAGCTCTACTGCTAGTTCCGTGGTAAGAGAACCACCCACACCATCAGTGCCGTTCTCTACAATCTTACCACCGGCACCATACTCTTCTGCTTTGGTATCACGGTCATCCATATAGGCCAGTTTAAGAGCCGGCATATCTAGGACTAGTGCAGTACCTTGTAGGCCTAGGCCATTCATCAGCGGGTGCTCAATGATATTAACCTCACCCTTATAGAACTTGAACTTGGTGAAGTTCATACCAAAGCTAGTCTCGTTCTGCGTGATGTAGACTTGGCCAGAGGCGCGACCTACGTCATTGATAACCTTGATAGCCTGCGAGTCGCCGAACAGGGTACGGGTCTTAGCATTGCTCATATCAGTAGAGAACTGGAAAGCAGGTTCCAGCAAAGATACAAGCTGAGCAAAGGTAGTGGTCGGGCCTGCGGTATTGGTATTGCCAGGAGCATACTGTTCCATAGCATCAATAACACCCTGCGTAGCATGGATAGGCTGAGAGCCAGTAGTATCCATCTTCGGCTGACCCCAGATCATAGCAGACTCGATATCCACTGCATGGAACATCGCAGCATCCTTACGAGATTCTGCAACATTGGAGTAGCCTTGCTCTGCTAGAGAGGCGCGTGCAGTATCAGACAACGCCCACGCATTACGGAAGATTTGCGTGAAGTTGGGGATATAGGTAGTAGCTAGCTGACGAGCAGTAGGACGAGCGCTGTTCTCAGCAAAGGCAGTACCTACTTGCATCAGGACATCCGCTGCATTGATAGCAGCAGCAGCTACCCGACCAAAGGCACGAACAACAACCACAGCAGTAGCATTGGTGATAGCAGTAACTAGCACGTTCTCACGGGTGCGAGGGTTGTGTAGTACCATGCCCACAGTCATACCAACAGTAGAACCCACAGTCAGTGAGGTAGCACCTACCAAATCACCCGCAGTAGAAGTTGTGCGAATGAAGGTCATGGTTTTGGAGAAGTATCCGTGAGTAGAAGCTTTGGCCTTCGACTTACCGGACTGGGAAGACAGCGCAAACATAGGAGCTGAGCCATTCGGGAACAAGCGCAGTAGAGTACCTGCGAAAGACCGTGTGTTCAACTCAGCAGGGTTCATGCTGGTATTAAAGACGCCATTTAGTAGTGCCATGATATGTTTCCTTTATAAGGGTTAAGAGAGATACTTGCTCCAGTCCATCTCTCCATCCTTAGTGCCATTAGCAGTAGAAGATTGCGTAGCTGGAGCTAGTGCTGCACTCAAGTCTGCAATATACTTCTGAGCTGCGGTAGCAATTTGTTGAGGAGAGGAGTCTGGATTTGCAGCAGCGAACTGATTAGCTACTCGGTTCAGCTCTGCTTTTACAACAGGGTGATCGTAGTTGGGAGCATTAGATAAAGCATTGGAGGTGAGCTGTTCTCGTACTCCAGTGTTTAGCTTCTTACTCTCATAGTCTGCACGTTGACCAAGATGAGTCTCCGTGAGGGATGTGGCGTGCTCTAGGGAAGCACTGTAGGCGTTACGGCCTACGGATTGAATAACAGATAGTAAAGCTTTTGTATCTCCTGCTAGAGCCTTCTCCATTTGGTCAGGCTGTACGCCCTTAGTGAAGTCCATTGTAGCAGATACTTCACCAAGAATCTTAGGGTCTAGCTTGAAACTGGGAGCTTGGATGGCAGAAGATTTAGTTGCATCTTCAAACATTTTGGAATAGGCGTCAAGGGGATTGACTGGAGTTCCGCTGACCTCGGGAATCTTACCACTAGCATCCGTAGTAGCTGGGGGATCTCCTAATTTCTTCTCCTCTTGGACAGTGGGTGCTGTACCAGTAGTCGGGGTGGAGGTTTTAAACATATCAGTAAATATACTCATGGTGATGCTCCTTAGTTAGGTTGCTGGGATTGAGGTGCTTCTATGGATAGAAGCGTAGATACTACTTGAAGCTTTCCTTGCACTACTGCGTGGGCTTGCGCCAGTGTATCCTTATCATTACCAATAACTGATAGGGATAGTAATTCCTTTGCATCGTTAAGTGCCATGATGCGAAGGAATTTCCTTAATAGAGGATTAGTGAAGATTTCTCTTACTAATTCCTCTTCTGTTTCTGATAATGCTAGATTGGGTATTGCATCGTCGAGGCTCATGCTGGTACTCCTGGTTGCTGTTGTTGTGGCTGGGGTTGCTGAGCTTGTGCGTTCTGCTGTACGTTAGCTACTGCCTGCTCTGGGGATGGCGTGTATTCTTCCATTCCTCGGATTCCTGTTAACTGAGCTAGGTGGGCTACCATCCCAGGCAAGGAGCCTCCATAAGAAGCTTGGAGTTGCTGGCTTTGAGAGATAAGCTGTATCAAAGTCATTAGACTCTCAGTTGAAGCGAGCTTGCTCTTCGGAGTATATCCATCAGCTAGACGGAAAGCTAGTACTTGCCTACGCAATTCGTCTATATTGACCTTGAGAGTCTCCCCCGATTTTTGAGATACTAGCTCAACATCATCCCCATATTGGAAGATATTAAGTTTGAGGATATTCTTAAGAGGCTGGAATACTTGAAACTCAAGGGTGAGAGCTGGTAAGCGTAGACGGGAGTCTGCTCCACCCATAGTATCTTGCCACTCTACTACGCTCTTATTCCCCTTCTGGAATTGCCCCTGCATAGGAGAATTAAGGCCAGATAGTTCCTTACCAAAGGATACTATACGCATACCAGAGTCCAAGGCTCCCTCTGTCCCACGAGCATCAAAGGGAATCTGATGATATGCGTCCCTAATAGTCTTAGTAGAATCCAAGGAGTTACTCTTCACAGGAATCTTAGGAGCTGGCACTGGTGCATTTATATCTGAGGTCTTAATTAGATCAGGGTCATATAAGGCTCTATCCGACACAGCCCTACGAGCTGCATTAAAGCTGATATTGAACAAGGTCTCGGCAGCCTGCTGGAAGGGAATGTTACCCTCTGCGATAGACTGCGTCTGATAGCCTAAGCCATCCTCTAAGGGCTGCCCGAATAGAATTGGCAGAATATCATAAGCTGAGATAATGCGCTCAGCTTGTACTAGGACAGAGGAGTTGATGATAACAAACTTCCAAATCTGCACTGTCTTAGGAGCAGGAGAGGATAATGCGAAGTCAGCTGGCATAATGCGAGCATATAGAGTAAACTTCTCGAAGTTGTTAGTATTCAGAGCTTCCTTAGGGTCATCTCCTCCTGTCATCCACTTAAACCAGTTGATCCCAGAAGTAGGACGACGTGCATTGATATACTCCGACACCTGTGGAGGCATACGGAAGTACCCTAGCTGCTCAGCTGTGTTAAAGGGGTTCGGAGATTTAGTAGCTTCTCGTATATTGAAGGCTTTGTTATCATCTGCTAGCCTCTGGAGGTAGCGTTTGAGCTTTGTCTTGGATAGAATCTCAATATATCCTGCAAAGTCTCCCTCTGCTGCTACATCCCCAGGAGATACGTTGAAATCCCATACTGTATTGTAGGGGTCGAGGCGCTTAAGTTTAGTAAAACTCTTATGGTCTTTAGATACCTTCTTAGACCCTGGGGTTAGTACCTCTTCTGTAAGAGAATATTGGGATATAGAGTCCCAGTTAGCTTCTATTGCAGAGAAGTTATACTTCACTCCGTCACGCAGGAACATAAGAAGCTGCCTAGCATAACCTCCAATGGTGGCGTGGTCATCTAGGAGAGTCTCTAGCTGCTCTGCCCATTTCTTATTGGCAGGAGAAGAGACAACTGGGAACATAGGAGTACCAGAGAGAAACACCTCTGCTAAGTAGGCTACCATAGAATCTACCTGAGAGACCACTACAGGGGGAGTAGTGGATGGTAGGTTCATTACTCCTACTGGAGTAGTAGCGGAATCGATGCCCTGCCCTGCTACTACCCCCGTTGCTGGGTCTACATTCACCTTGTAGCGGGCATAGGCTACATCTATAGCCTCCATCTTGCTCTGGTAAGAGCTAAATTTCTTATGCTCTACCAAGACTTGCTGGGCATATTCCAAGATGCTGGCTTGGGCTTCCTTCGTAGGTAGTATCTGACGTACATCAGTCTTTTTTGCCATTTTTCCACTCCGTTATAGGTTTGTTTAGTACGTCCTTAAAGGTCTTACCAGCGCCTCGCAGAGGTTTCTCTCCTCTAATAATAGCCATAGCGTTCTGTACATACTTCTGAGTCTCTCTAGGAGCTTTAGATAGGTCTAACTTTGCGTTGCGTAGATTACCTGGCCCCCAGTTATAGGCTGCTAGAGCTAACTCTACACTCCCAAAGCGCTTGATAAGGGACTTCATAGCCTTAGCTGTACCGGCTCCTGCTATCAGAGGATTGGTAGAATCTGTGATTCCGTAGGTCTTGCGGAATATCTCCCTCTGTTGGAATATACCAGCGGCATCCTTACTATTCTGTACGTGGATAGGATCCGTTTCTCCACCAGTCTCTGTGGTAGATATAGCTAAAAGTGTTCTAGGAGGAAGTCCCTCTTGCTTATCCAGGTTTTGGAAATGCTCACCTAGTGTAGGGTCTGGCTTTACAATCATGTTAGCTACAGGTACAGGGGGATTAACCAAACGTCTATGAGCCTCGACTGTAGCAGCCTGCCCCGCTCTTAGGTTATCCCCGTATGTCTTCATAGATTGTAACAGTTGATCTAGGCTAAAGTCCATAGAAATCTCCTATCAGAATGGTGTATTAGCTGCGACTACCCTAGCTTCGCCTTCTATTGAAGTTGCGATTCTACGGAGGTTTGAAATGGCATGCCAATATTCGTTTCGGATATCCAGACCATACGCTATAGCATCTAGTAGGTCATCCTTATTATTCTTCTTACCTACCTTGTACATGGAAGCCTGCCATACGAAAGAAGTCCTAGTATTAGGATGGAGGAGATAGTAGTTTCCAGAATACAGTTCTGCTATGAATAATCGGATGCGAGATTCCTTACTACGCCCATGCGGATTCATAGGTACTACCATCACACCAGTTATATGTTTCTCTTTCATGAAGTAATCCATCCAGAAGCCTAGAGTCTGTTGATACCCTACATCCTCAATCCCTATAAGGGAAGCTCCATGCTTAACAGCTAGGCGCAAGGTTTCTAGGATAATCTCTTTGGGGTCTAGGATACCTAGAAGAGTCTCAGCTACATAACCGCGCCCCTCATGCTTGTAGTGGACTACGATTACGTTATCATCTGAGTTATTACGGAAGCCAGCTGGGTCGATGGTTATAAAGACACCATCAGGGTCTTCTATATAGGTGGCGGGGCAGTTAGGAAGAGGCTTTGGTAGCAGGCTCTTAGCCTCAGACTGGGGGTCATTCATTACCTCTGCAAACCAGATATTAGCTAGCCCTAGGTATTCATCATGCTCATAGGACTCCATCAACTCTGTAATGGAGAATAGCTCAGGCCATAGAGGTTGTCCATCCGATAGGATAGCACCAGTAACCATAGAAGTCCAGTAAGGACTACCCTTGAATTGGTTAAGGATACACTCCTCAGAATACATGTTACCTACATAGATTATTAGGCGCCTTCCTCTAGGAGTGATAGCCTTGAAGATAGTACCTGTGAGCTCCTTTAGAAGATTCATTCGTTCCGTAGGAGACTCGTCGTTTTTCCTAGTCTGTACGTCATCACAGAAGATAAGGTCTGGACGCTGATTCTTCAAGTTAATACCACGAACCCCAGCTGCCCAGCCTCTTGCTACTAGGATTACGTCTCTATTGTGATAGGCTGCTTTCTTGGTATCAGCTGAGTCAATTGCGAGGCCCGCTTCCCAATCCCCATAGATAGCTACAATATTAGGGGAACTTAGGATATCATTGATATCTGCTAGAAGAGATTCTGCCAAAGGTGAGTTAGCGCAGATGATAAGAGCAAAGGACACTCTATCATAGACTATCATCCAAGCTATTAGAATCTTGATGAAGGTAGTCTTAGCATGACCCCGTGGTAGGCCTAATGCAAAGCGAAGGAGCGCCTCTGCATCCACCTCTCCTCGAAAGCATAGAACCTGCCATAAAGCAACATAGAAAGGAGGTAGCGCAAATACACATACACTAGGCATGGCTAAGCCTGCAAAGAAGTTAATATCTACTTTGCCTCTCTCATAAGCCTCAAGGACAGATACGTTAGCATCCTCTAGGTGTACCTCATGTTTAGGAGGAGCACCTAGAAGAGCAAGATTGCTACTATTGGGCATAGGCTAGGAAGCTCTGTTCTGCAGCAAGGGGAACATCTTCAATAGCGCTTTCTTTTGTGTTTCTAGTACTTGCTTGGAGGACATGGTCTTCTCCTTTCTTCTTTGATAGTTTAGTGAAGAGGTCGGTAACTGCCGTGGAGGTCATAGGAGCTAGCTGCTGCTCCCCAATTGCTACTACCTCCTTAGCTGGATTAAGGTGTACTTCTGGAATCCTAAGAGCATGAGCTGGGAGATTCACTGATACTACGGTTAGCTGTTGGTGTAAGATTGGGGCTTGAACCGAGGTTCTTGTCTTCATCTTCTCTTGGCGCTCAGCTACTACTCGTAGGGCCGCAGTTACATCCCTCAGCTCAGCAGTGGGAGCCATCTCTATTACTTGGTTTACTAGCGCATGCTCTGCTGCATTATACTTAGCAGAGATAGCTTGCTCCTCGACATCCTCTTTTTCCTGTACGGCCAGCTTAGCCTGTAGGGATAGCTGGAAGCCCTCTTGGGATAGAAGCTGGGAAATCCGCGCGGGGGTAACTCCTATGATAGTAGCTACTTGGGCTGGCTTAAGTCCAGAGGCGAGGAGGGAGGTGATGCGGTCGAGGTTCATGCTTTTTCCTCCAATTGGTTAGGTTAGGAGAATAATAGGCTAGAAATGCTAGGATGTCAAGGACTTTTTAAGGGAAGGGAAGTGGAGGGATAGAATAGCTAAAAAATTTAGGAATTTTTATTAGCTCCTATTGATAGCGCACCCACACCTTGAACCTAGAAAAAGCCTATGCACCCCCTACCTATTCAGTAGCTATTCCCAAGTCCCTGATTCTAGGCAATAAAAAACCCCTCTAGTTTCCCAGAGGGGCGCAGGATAAAAGCTACTGTTTGAGGTTAGAAGTCTGAATCGTCCAGTTCCACCGCACCAGTGCAAGCCTCGCTGATAGCCAAGATGGTGTTCTGATACTTCGCAGTATCTTCTGCGCTCAAGGTATCCGCAAAACCCGCCAGTTGCGCCAGCAAAGCATTACGACGAACTTCCGAGGACAAGGCAATCGTAGCACGGTTTTTCGCCATACCAGCCAAGACTGCCTGCACAGCAGTAGATTTACCACTGGACGAGGCAAGGTAAGCGGAGAAGGCCTTGTTGAACTCGCGCACAGCAGCCAGTGCCGCGCCAGTACGCTCTGCCTTCTCAATCAGTTCTGCTACGGAAGAGGCAATCTTCTGCCCCACCTTCAGACTAGCAGTGCCTGGTTGTAGCTTGTTGCGTGCATCAGCCTTGCAAGCCGCGAACAGCGCACCAAATACAAAGTTCAGGCTATCCGTTGCGTAGGTAGGAAGCCCGTCCTCGTCCTTGCCCGTGGCTTCTACATCGAGGCCGAATTCTTCCAAACCAAAGATAGGAACTTGAACCTCTCCCACCTTCTGATACTCACCAGCAACCTTTTTGTTGACTTCCATAGTGTAGATATATGCCATGACTGTATTGCTCCTATAACTTCCACCCTCTTCGATATCGGCGGGGTGGGTTGCCGTTTCCTGCACTTCCTGCACTTCTTAAATGGCCGGTGTTCATCCGGCATGGGCGGGACTTTAATCTATCTCGCTGTGGCTGTCAACCTTTTTGTGTCTTTTTCTTCTGCCTGTTGCATAGCTACTAACTGGCAAGCTAGGCGATACGTTGACGGCAAGACGCCCCTTTTGATTGCATAGCGCAAAGCTGCCCACCTTCCTACCTGCTTTTTGATCGTAGCGGCATATAAGGCATGATAGGCATTGGAGCATATTTGCGCTCCTTCTGCATTGTAGTAACTTCCATTGATCATGAGTGGCTTGTTCATTTCGTTAACCTACCTTTCTTATCTTATCTTTCGCATCCTAGCTTTGTTCTCTAGGGTGAGTTCATTTTATACTATCCAGTGGAAGTGCCAAGCCTTTTTTATTCTTTTTTATTCTTTTTTACTATATTCTATCATTAAATCTTTCAATGCTTTTTTAGAAGCTATTAAACCTTGAGCTAGTAAACCCTTGTTAGGATACTAAACTAAAAACTCTGGATGGTGGGAAACGGGTTACAATTTACGCCCGTAAATACCCCCATAAATTGTATGCCCTATTTGATACCGTGGGGGGTCGGTCGCACCGAATCCGTGAACCCCGAAAACCGGATAGAAGCTCCCCTACAGATTACACTAGAAGCTACACTAGGAGCCACACTAGAAGCTACAGCCTATAGATATTAGTCTATCCTTCTATAGTATATATATATATGTATACAAAAAATGCATAAATTTTTACTATACACATAAATTCTTGTACTACCTATCCACCTATTACCTATGCTTTATACTACCTATCCACTACCTACTACCTATCCACCTACTACCGGAATTTGAGGGATGAATTCCCTGACCGACCGAACCCGCACCCCCTCAAATAAGGGTATGAATTCAAAGGGGTATTTAAGGGCATAAATTCACACCCATCCCTTGACATTCGGAGTTTTTTCCGGTACTCTTCCTCAAAGTCAATCAATCCATAGGAACCCCCACTGTGAACCAAGCCTCCACTAAAAGCGCCATAGAGCTACTATCTTCTCTAGAGGAAGTAAACAAGGATATAGAGAGAATGAGCCTCGTTCCTTCTAAGTTAGTAGCTGCACAAAACAAAAAGCTATCCCTTATAATGGATTCCCTCATTCCCTCTACTTCCCCAGACTTCCCACAATGTAAAGAACTTCCCTATTGCTTCAAAGGGAAGTTTAAGACAATCGGATACTATGGTAAGAGACAGCCACTAGCTAAGATTCTCTATTACTTCTATAACTCTTTAGGCGACACTATAGACTTCCAAATGCCAGAGGGTAACATATATAGAAGCTGTGGGAATACTGAATGCTATTATCCAGAACACCTAGTTCCAGCTGGAGCTAGAAGGATGGAAATGCAGAAGATAAGAGGAAGCTATAAAAGCCCCCTAAAAGTGGATATAGCTATAAACATGCCAGCAAAGGCAGAAGAGGATATACAGGCAGAACTAGAAAAGCAGGAACAGGAACTATTTGCATTATTTGCAACAAAGCACCCAGAGAAGTCCCAGTAGAAGCACCAATAGAAGCGCCCAGAGAAGTCCCAATATAACCAGTCAAAAAGGATAATAGAAATGAACAATCCAAACCAGCAAGCCTTTGCAATAGGTCAAGCGTCAAAACTTCTAACAAAAAGAGTAGAAACAAAGCTACTCGCAGTCTGTGATATAACAGGCATCGCACTAACAATAGATGCACCTGCTATAGGTTATGCTATGGACTACACTTCACCACTAAGCGAGCCGCGCAATTTTTTACCCCTTGCTTCTCTTCCTTTGCATACCCTACAGGCCTTTGAAGCGCCTATCCTAGCAGGCCTAACCCTAGCAATTCTAAAGAACTGGAATATCCTAGAAGAGGATATAGCATCACTGCATGCTACCCAACAAAACCTACTGTTGCAAACAGTCCCACCCATTGTCCTCATATCCTACCTGCGCTTTTTCGCTTCTACTCTATCCACGCACAAGGATGCTTATAGTTACTTGCCCAGACTTTCTATTCACCCCAAGCTAGAAGGTGAGCCCAAATCTATTACCCTAGCAACCACCCTAATAAACCACCAGAACCAGTGCAAAAACATCCTATATCCACAAAAGGATGTAGTAGAACTTGCTGGAATATATAAAGAAGTGGACTCGATAGAATCTCATAAGGTTCATCAGCGCAGTAGAGAGATTGCAGAAGCTATCCTTCGAGCAAGACGGACAAAAGAAGCGCAGCAGAAGGCCTCTTTAGTAGAAGCTAGGAAGATTCTCAAGTCCCTTACCACAGCCTCGATTCTATCCGACAAGTTCCTATCTTTCCTGAAGGTTCTACTGTCTGGGGACTATCTGCTAACAGCAGAAGAGGATACTAAACAACGGGCAATTGCTGTACTCGAACGCTACCAGACAGCAGCTTGCAAGCGCCTTGCTACTATCCTAGCCGATCAATCTATTGCAAACAAGGAAGAGTCTATCTTCTCTAATAAAGATGATATGGTAGTAGAAGAGGAACTGGAAGCAGTAGAAGATGAGAAGCCAAAAAGCCCCTTGTCTGTGCTTCTAGCTACTAGACTTGCTGCATCCCTAGCACATAAGACTCTTCCCTCAGAACCCACAGAAGAGGGACTCCTAGAAGAGATAGAGATAGAGATAGAGATAGAGGAAGAGGACTTCGAGGAAGAAGAGGAAGGGAAGAGCTATGACGACCTCTAATATGCGAGACACTTTCGGAATAATAGACCCAACTACCCTAGATATATATGAGGATATAATAGACTATCATCTAGGAACTAGGCTTTTTACTCAAGCTAGCTATAAGGATAGATATATCCTAGAGAAAGGAATCTTCTATATCCTGCACATGGACTCCAAGCTTCGCAGAAGGTTACATGAGTTAAGCTATCCTACTCAACTCAACCTAGCAACCCTCGGAATGGAAACTCAAAAAGTTATTATATCCTTCCAACATAGAACAACTGGGTATATTGCACTAGCTAGGATATACCAAGAGAACAAACCAAACATAGGGGCTCCCAATGACTAATCCACTATACACAAATATATCCTATAAAGAAGTCGCTAGCAGATGCAATAGAGAAACCATTGCCTGCACGCACCTAGAAGCTGTTAGGGAATCTTTCCAGATAGCCTCAAGGCTTCTACACTCCATAGAATACCTATCCAAAGTAACAGACAGGGATGACAACAACCTAACAGAGGATATCCTTGTTCTACAGAACGCAATCAGAGAACTTACTAGGACTAGAGTAATGCTAGAACTAGAACGCTATAGGAGGAACATGTAATGTCTACACAAAAGAGAAGTCTATCAGAGATCATAGCAGCTAAACGACTGGAGCAGAAGAATCGGGAAGCGGAAGGCGCATGTTCCACTCTTCCTAGTCCTATCATTCAACCCAATCAACCCAATCAACCTATTCAACCCATTCAATCTAGTAATTCAAGTAATTCAAGTAATCCTGATAATCCAAGTAATCCTACTACACCCACTTCAGCAGAGGTATTGCTGAAGCTTTCTCTATCACAGATTCTACGGCGTAAGCAAGCATCTATCCCCACCCCTACAGAATACCCCACTTATAGAGACAAGGACGCTCTAACCCCAGAGGCTGAGGCTAGAAAGGAAGCTGGGAAGCTGGTAGTAGATGCTACAGTAGCAGATATTCTAGCCCAGAGAATCCCCACAAAAGCAACAGACGCAACAGACGCAACAGAGAAAGCAGAAGCAACCGACGCATATAAGGGAGCATTCAGCCTAGATATTACCCTAAACAGTAAGCAACTCCTAGCTAAAGAACTAGCCTTTGCAGGTAAGAGCTTCTGCCTAGTGGGAGCGGCAGGTACTGGTAAGACCACAGCACAGAGAGAAGTGGCAGCAGCCCTTCTAGCTACTGGCTCCCTACGCACACACTCTTTCAAAATTCAGGGTACAGCAGAGAGGGTAGAAGCTCCATCAATAGCCTTCGTAGCATATACAAGGGTAGCTTCAGGTAATCTAAGAAGAGCAATCCATAAGCTCCCAGCCTTAGAAGAAGCTTTCAGGCATAATGTAACTACTATCCATAACCTCTTAGAGTATACTCCAGAAACCTACTGGAACTATGAGGAAAACAGGGAAGCATTCCGCTTCACACCTAAAAGGACAGCCTCTAATCCACTGGACATTACCCACTTGATTATAGAGGAAGCTTCCATGGTAGGTCTTGACCTTTGGGAGAAGCTCTATGCAGCCCTACGCCCAGATACGCAGGTTATATTCATTGGTGATATAAACCAACTACCCCCTGTATTTGGGGATGCCATTCTTAACTATGCCCTAGTACAGCTCCCAGTCATTGAGCTAACAGAAGTGTATCGCCAGAGGGAGGATTCTGCTATCCTAGAAAATGCCCATAGGATTCTAAAGGGAGAGCAGATAGTAGAAGCTCCAGACTTCCGTGTAGTAAGGGGTGGAACAACAAACTACACACAAGCTAAACTAGCAACATCCTTAGGAATGACCTTTCCTAAGTGGGCTAAGCTAGGAGAGTATGACCCTATCCAAGATATTATCTTAAGCCCATGGAATAAGAGAGACTTAGGAACAGATAATATGAACAAGTGGATTGCTCAATTCCTAGGTTCTGAGAGGGGTGCAGTGGTGCATGAAGTACTAGCAGGAATGAATAAGCTCTATCTTGCAGAGGGTGATAAGGTTATGTATAATAAGCAAGTAGGTATTATCACCCGAATCTCAGTGAACGGGCGCTATATGGGTAGAAGCCCAATCCCTGCATCTATTAACCTGAATCGCTTCGGTACCTACACAGGGCTAGAAGAGGAAACAGCAGATGACCTAGACTCCATAGACTACTCACACCTCGACCTTGATAAAATGCTAGAGGACTCGGAGGGAGATAGGACTAAAGAAGCCTCGCACATAACAGACATCCTACTAGATGATGGGATGGAAGTTACACTACAGGCAACTGGAGACTACGCCCCTGCATCCTTTTCCCTAGCCTATGCCTTGACAATCCATAAGGCACAAGGCTGTGAGTGGAGGAAGGTATATCTCATCCTACACAGAGATCATGCAGTATCCCTATGCAGAGAAGCCCTTTACACAGGGGTTACACGGGCAAGGGAACAACTAGTATTGATTGCCAAGGATGATGTAATAGCTAAGGCTATAGCTACCCAGAGAATCAAGGGTAATACAACAGCTGAGAAGATAGAATACTTCAACAGTGGAATTAAGCTTAACAATGCAGTCCACTGCATGAAGTAATCTACTATGGAAAAAATCAGGATTGACAAAAAATCATGACCACGGTAAACTCCAAAAATCAACCGTCCCTGCTAACTCTTCTACTATATCAACGACTGGCAGGGACTATCACTTGCCCTAGTGAGTGGACTACAGTAGCTAATTGGCTAGACCTTCCTAATTACTTTGTGCGGAGAAACCCCTCGGCGTTTCTCATAGAAGGTCTTGCCAATGCAATAATATCCCACTCACCCATAACAAGTGTCGCCAGTATTCAAAAGGCGTGGGAGTTTGCAAGGGATGTAAGCTATTATATCAACGAACCACAACAACAGAACCTACTCTCTTATCTAAAGAGTAGGG